AATATTTATCTTCTTTTTCTTCGTCTTTAGAAACGCACTTTACGATAAATCCTTTTAAAGCCTTAGCAAACTTTTCTTTGTCATCACCTTTAAAGGCATCAAACATAGCATCTACTTCTGGCTTGTAATGTTCATAGGCAGAATCATGTCCACCCTTTTCCATAAACTTCTCGTTAGACTCTTTACCACTCTCATAATGTCCAGGTTTTTTAAACTTTTCCATTATGGATACGACCATCGCTCCTCGATCTTTCTTAGGACCCATCATAATCATGATTTACTCCTTAGACTGAACCTGCGCCAACACCAGCAAGGTCAGAGTTTTTAAGTATCAAAGTAAAGTGAACGGTAGCACCACTTGGAACTTCTTTAGCAGCTCCATCAGCGGCTAAAATAAAAACATTCAAAACTCCGTCTGAATTTACAGTAGATGATTTTATCATCCCTCCAACACCACCTTCAGTAGAGCTAAAAGCAGTACCTTTTTGACAAGTTATAAAAGCATTGTAAAAATGAGGGTAAATATCCGAAGATCCGCTTGGAGTACCAAGAGTTATAGCATAATCACCAGCAGCAGACCTAGCTACACTTTTAACACCAACACTCTTATTTTCTACAAGAGTAGGTGCTCCTGTAGAACCTACAGTAAATTGACCTTGTATTATTTTTATTTCTTTATCTAAGGCTTGTAGCCTATTAAAACTTCTGTTTGCCATTTTATTTCTCCTTTAATCTGAGTGTAATACAACACGCAGCGTGACAAAAAAAGAGAAGCCCCGAAAGGCTTCCCCAATATTAATTATAATGCAATTCTTACGTTATAACCTGGACCTCTACACCCTAACTGAGCATAGTAACCAACTCTAACTTCAACAGAGTCAGCCGAAGAATCCCTTAGGAACTTAAGACCGTCTGAGTCAAGAATCTTAGGAGCTTTACCAAGAGAGTAAAGTTTCCAAACATCCATTTGAAGCATGAAGGCAACATCAGCAGGACAGTTTTGATCAGGTATTACCTTGATTGGTCCTCTAGGTCCGTGAATTAAAATACCTCTAAAACCGATTTGAGGATTAACCTTTTCATCAATGTAAGATACTTTAGAACCAAGAGCTTTTTCAAGATCAGCAAAGTTTGAGTAGTTAACAAAACATACATCAGGCTTTCCACCTTCTCTAGCTACTCTAGCAGCAGCACCAATAAGAGCTTCTTCAAGAGGAAGAGAAGAACCAGAAAAACGAATACCAGCTAGACGAGTAGAGTCAGCACTTCTATCGACTGAGAAAAAAGAATCCCCAGAAGTAGGAGCAGTAGAAGGAAGCCAAGCCTTAAGACCTTTAACCTTAAGATCATAATCCCCTTCAGGAACGATAAAGTCAGAGCCAGCAAGAGAAGTAATAGTGTTAAGGTTAGCACTAACTACCATAGAACCAGCATCTCTATTTACAGAGTTAATAGTCAAAGGACCGTTAGCTCTTTTTGTACCACCAGTAGCAGCAGTATAAAAGTCAATTTGCATACCAACTTCAAAGTTAGTAACGTCTTGAGCTTCTAAAAGAGTTAGAGTAGTACCAGCAACAGTAGTATCAATCTGACCGATAGAACCACCGCCATCACCAAAAAGACCAATAGCTAGTGATCGAGTAGCAGATTCAATAGCACCATCAATTTCGAAAGTAGCAGCTTCCATGAATGCATTCGCATTACCTTTAGAAGCTTCAATAGTTTCGTTAGCGATAGAAGCTAGAGAGTAGTCAGAAACCCTAGTAAGCAAAAATGCTTTTAACTGAGAGTTAGTTTTGTTTGCTTGAGCATCAGAAAAGGTAGCTGAACGACCTTGAGGAATCCCATACTTGATAGGAAGCTTAAGGTTTTCACCACCGAATTGTTCATATTTAGAAACCATGGCAAGAAATGGATTATCCTTATATACCATGTTTTCAATTCTTTCATTTGTATAATGCTGCTTAAGAGCCGCAGCAAAAGTTGTCATATTTAAAGCCATTTTAAAACTCCTTAAGTTTAAGCTTAGTTTTTAATTAATCCCATTGTAACATTCTCGCTGCACGAGCTTTGCTTTCTTCATTTGATAACAGTCGTTGCGCATTTTCATGGACCACCTGCGCTGCATGGTCATTGGACAGTGTAACTTGTGATTCCGGCTCAAATAACTCTTCAGGGTTAACATCTAACCTTCCACTTAATTTTTTTAGCTTCATAAGCTTTCCAGCTTCTTCTTCTAAATAGCTTTCTACTGCATCAGCAGCATCTTTCAAATCTAATATTCTGCCAGTTTCGTTGTAATGTTCTTCTATTACATCATAAACTAACTCGTTGGCATCACTAGCATTTATTAGTTCATAAGTTTCATTATTTTCGTTTATAAAATTTCCTATCTCATGTTGAAAGTTTTCTTGGACGCTGTTATAATACTCTTCAGCTTCGGCTTCTTCTTTTGCTTGCAACCGTTCTTCCAAATCCTCAAACTTTCTTCTGTAATCTCTCTCTATTTCTTCCCTCATTGCAGACATTTGCATATCAGGGGTCAGTTTTCCATCATTTAACGCTAACTCTGTTAATTTGTCATAACCTAAACCAGCCTCTTCTAAAGCTTTAAGAGGGTCTCGTCTTAATAACTGTTCCCAATCTACTTCAGGTTCTTGACTTTGAGTTTCATACTCCGCTAAGCGTCTTTCCATTTCTTCAAATTTTGACTCATACTCGGCTTCTCTGTCTCTTAGTGCCTTTTCTTTCCTACTTAGTGCAGCAAATTTTGAAGCAAACTTGTCTTGACTCGATCCATCTTCTTGAGGTTCATCATAATTTTCAGCAACATAACCTTGATCTTCATACTCTATACTGGAGTCTAACTGTTCTCCTTCTGGTGCTGCGTCTGCATTTTGAACCACTTCATTTAAGTGCGCATGATTCTCTGACATAAATTCTCCTTACTCAATTGGGTAAAACCCGATCTAATGATCTACTAGTTGTATTTTTATTATTATTCTACAATCTCTTCTGATTGTTCGTCTATTATTTCTTCTGGTGGAGGAGCAGCAGCCATTTGTTCATCTATCATTTGCTGATCAGCCGCCATTTTCATTTCCTCTTCAGCAGCCCCTTCAGCCCCCATTTGGGCTAGTTTTGCTGCCATTTCCTCTGGTGTTTCCTCTACATCTTTAGCTTTCATCAATAAAGCTTGACAATCTTCCATATATTGCCTTAAAAGCTCTAACCTATCTTCTGGAGCACCACGTAAACGGTACATTAAATAGGCTTGTTGCACCTTTCTTAACGCATTTTCAAGGTTTTGGTACGGTTCAGGTGGAAAATACTTACCTTGATGAATCATAGTTTCTATAACTTTTTCTAGGTTTTTGTTGTCAGAAGTTAAAAGGTCCATTTCAGACTCTAAATCAGGAAAATCTAAAAGGCTTATAGCTTGTTCTTTACCTATAAAACCTGCTTGCAACATATCTTGTACGTCTGCCAGCCTAGCCGCTGGAGTCGTAGAAAGTGATGAAGTTGGAAATACTGACATCATATACTTGTCAGCATCCATGTTTACATCTTTCCATTTTATGGTTTCTACGAATTTTCCATCACTAGATTTAACTCCAAAGTTTTCATCTTTTTCATAAAGTTCTTTACCTAAATCTATCATAATCTCAGCAGCATCTAAGAAAGCTTTTTCGTACCTTTTAGCTACGGACATAAACCGTTCAGTCTCTAAATCATTAAAAGTCCTTAAAGCTTTACCAGAATCTAAACCAGCAGGTTTAATAGATTGAGCTGAAAGTTGAGAAACCCCAGCAATCTCAAAAGCTCTACCATATAGTCTGTCTACATGAGAAAATAATTCAGGAGGAATACCACCTAAAGGGGCATAGGATGGAGGAGTACCAGCATATTTGATAACTCCCCCAATCCTATTATTAAGATGAGAAGAAACAATCTTAGAACTAGCTTCTACGAGAAGTTTAGGAACAGAGACAAGATGCATAGAAACTTGAATAGTTCTAAGAGTTTTATTGATTTCTAATTGAAGTCCTGATAGTTGTTCAGCTAAACCTTGACCAAAAAATCCTACAGGTCTAAGGTTCCATCTAAAAAATACAAATGGAAAATAATCTTTCTCATAACTTTCTTCAAATAAAGTAGCTGTTGATACACATATAGTATGTTTTCCGTCTTTAGCTCTAGGTCCTGACTTTAAATGCCAAGATTCTACAACTTTTACCATGTCTTTAACATTAGAACTACCATAGTTAACTTCCTGAGAAGCTAAATAACTAGCATTTTCTATTTCTCGTTCAAGCTTAGGGAACATTTGAATTAAAACGTCTTTATGAATATATTTTTCTTGATGCATTTGACGAGGTTTAGAGTAATAAGACTCTACATCATCTACTTTTATTTCATCAATAAAAACTCTTTCTGTATGGATTTGACCGTCTTTAATATAAATTTTTAAGCAGCCAGTTCCAAATATACAAGCATCTGTAAAGGCGGAAGCCGCTTTTTCGTAAAAATCAGTGTTCGCAAAATTACCTTCTACAAACTTAGTAAGCTTTTGTGCTCTAGATTGTAAACTAAAATCCCCACCCGAAGTCAAGAATTGAGCCTTAGGTCTGTTTTTAGTAATCTTAGAAACAACAGTGTCAACCATAGATTGAACTATATTTAAAGTAACCCTGTTTACAACATTATAAGTAGTTTCTACTCTTGCATAGTTTACAGCACTAAGACCACCTAGTTCATAGTTACCATAAAGTCTAGCATAAGTAAGGTTGGCAGCACTTCGATAAGATTGTCTACTTTCTAAAGCAGATAGGTAAGCAAAAAGCTCTTGATATAAGTCTTTCCGATTAGCTAACCACCAATGATCTCCATTTATTTCTTCAAACATACTTTAATCCTATGAATTAGATGACCAGAAAAGCATTTCTTCATCTTCTTTATCTTGTTGTTCTTGTTCAAATTTAGATTCTTGGACACTAGTTTGTAATTTATCTGCATAATCTTCAGTATTATCTATAAAACTTAACTCAGATAATTCAAATTGAATATTATCAGATTTAAAAGATTTTACTTTTTTTTCCTTACACCACTCAATAAATAACTTAATGTCCTCTATATTATTCAGCATATTTACCTCTATTGTTCATTTATTATATTGTCCAACTCGTCAATATCCTCTTCATAGAGCTTTTGTAGCTCAAATGCATAAGGGTCCTTCTTCCTCTCTTCACATTCAGCAGCTTCCTTCTTCTCCATTTCAGCCATGTAAACGTCTGTATTTACTACAACTTTTTCCTTTGGCTTTTCAGACAGATAATGTCGGCACTCCCTCCAAGCATACAATACAGCGTCACAGATGTCAGAGTGATAAGTGTCTGAAATCTTTGGTTTTTCTGGATTACGAATTTTCGAGTCTTTATCCCACTGGACCAACATACAATCCTCTTCAAATAAAGAACCTTTGAAGGATTTAAATTTTTCAGTTCTAAGATCGTCATTTAAAAGCTCTATAAATTCTACCTTTCTGGTCTTTTCAGCAGCCTCGATAACAAGACCATGCCTCATTCGAAGCTCCTCTTGAATCTTTTTACCTAAGGCTCCTGCATCCATGACCATTCTAATTGGGTTATATTCGTCCTTATATCTATTAATCGCTTCTACTAATTGCGATATATTTTGTTTATTCTTTACATGTTCATCAACTAAATAAACCTTCTTGTGATGCGTATTATAACCTATAACCGCAATCGCATCCGAGTCATTATAGCCAATATCGATTCCAATAATATAATGCCAATCCCCAGAAGTAGGCAAGGCACTATAGATATTACGAGCTTTACTAAATTTAAAAACGAGCGCATCCTTATCTTCCACCCATTTTCCAAATGTTTCCCTGATATAAGATGGGTCCGACTCATCAATACCTCTAATTATTCTTTCTTCTGTTAATACTTCTTCCAAGTCCAATTCAGGAGGATTATGCATATAAGGATTATCAAAAGCTGTCCAATGATGAGACTTCCAATTTCTAGACTGAGAATACTCGTAGAACACTCCGGCTTTAACTGGTCCTGGTGTTCCTGTAAGATATAATTGTCCACGTTTATCCCTCAATGCTGGTATAATAATGTCATTTATTAGGTCTGTCAAATATGATCTAAAAGATTGACACTCATCTATATAGCATTTCTTTAATTTCCATCCTCTAAACTTCTCTATTTCCGTTCTATCTTTTGCTCCTGCAATGTAAATCTTAGACTTGTTAGGAAATGTTATAGTTAACCTAACATTATCTGTCTTACATTCTAGCTCATATTCTTCAACTATCTTAATTAAATCTGACCATATAATGGCTCTAGCTTGTTGCTGCGTTATAGTTATGTAAAGTAGATTAGATTCTTCCTCTTCCATAGCAGCATCTATCATATCGGCTGCAATCCCTACAGTTTTACCTGCTCTACGAGAACATACAGCCGTTCTAAATCTTACACCCTTACCACGAAAGAAATCTACTTGCTTATTAAAACAAAAATCCCCAAATATAAATTGAGGCTTTTCAGACTTTGTTTTACGCTTTTGAATCTCCGCTATCAGGGCTTCCCTGTTCACGTTCTGCAAATTCAGATTCCTCGCCTTTTGAAGTTAGTGATTTTAAGTACTCTTCATGTTTTTGATCTGATTTCATCCTGAAAGACTTATCAAACATTTTTCCATTTTTTAACTTAGCTTGCCAATGAGAGTTAAAAGCTATAGACCTTCGTTCTCCATCTCCTTTAAATGGGTAAACTGTGTGCAATAGATGAGAAGGAAAGTTAACTAATGCTCCTGGTTCAGGTATAAAAGACATAGAGCCTTTTTCCATTCCACTAGGGCAAGCTGTTTTGTAAACAAATTCAATCATTCCATCTCTTTGGTGCTTATATGCAGGTAATTTTCCATCTTTAGACCTATCTGCAAATGAAGGAACTTTTAAATATAATACAGAAGAAATATCACAATAAGTATGAAAATGAATAGGATTGTACTCATCAGCATACTGACTAACTATCCATGCATGATCTAAATTAACCTGCAAAGCCTCTAGCTCATGTCCATCTGCTTGTAATGCACCCCATACGTAATTGTAAAGCATACCCTCTAGGTATTTAAGAGCACCTATTTCATCTAAATCCTCATTAGAAATCCAAGGTTCCTCTGCAATCTGACCAACAAGGTTTTTACCCCAGTCTACTCTATCTTTGTTTTTTAAAATTTCATCAGTTTTTTCTATTAAAGCTTGAGTAACCTCAGGAGGCATTGTGAACATTCCAACAAAAGGACCAAAAGGTTTTACTAGGTTAAACTTTGTTTCTTTAGCCCAACGCTCTAGACGTTCTTCTTTTGTTTCATTCTTCTTCGCTTCTTTTCTTGCTTTTTTTGCGTTCTTACCACTCACGTTAACTCCTATAAGCTGTTTGCTTAACTCTTGGTTTTTTAATAACAGTAGGGGTGGGCATTTTAGCCCTCTCCTCTGCGTCTTTTTTAGCCTGTTCTAATTTAATAGGGGACTTCAAATAAATAGCTGAAACATTTGTAAGAGGTATTAAAATATGGTCACTTTCTGATTTGATAGAAACCATTTGTAACTCCTCTATTATCTCTAATTCAATAGGCTGCTTATTATTAATCTGTCTTGTAGCAAAAAAAGTTTCTTGCCGTTTATCAAACATTACTGATTGATAACATCTAACTGCGTCTATAACATATTTCATTAAAATCTCCTCCAAAAAGGTACGAACTTATATTTTACTTTTTTTACAACTAAAGTAAATGGTTTTATTTCATCTATAATGTTAGACTTAAGGGCTTCTTTGGAATCCCACCACTTGTCATCTTTATAGATTTCAAAAAACTCTTTAGGATTTACACCCATTCTTTTAGAAATTTCATCTAACACTAGATTATCAAAAAAGTCAAGAGCTTTAAACAACTTCTTATTGTTTTCAGTTCTTTTAGGTCTGCCATACCCTACCTGTACTAGGTGGTGCATATAGGTTGAGTTAGAACTTCCTATCCTATGGTCACAATATTGTAAAATTACAAACCCCATGGAGTAAGCGTTACGAACATAACAGTTAAATTTATACCCTAGGTCTTTAAGGTATTTCATTTCTTCGATTATTTCTAACCCGATGTGAACTGAGCCTCCACCTGAGTTAATAACCATGTCAATTACTTTGTCTTTTCCATTTACTCTTGCAGCTGTTTTAAAGTCTTTTAGGGTAGAATCTATACTATAACCGTTAATGGCTCCAATAGAAACATCATACTTATTCTCTAATACTTCTTTTCTTTCGATTGATAAAAAGGTTCCTAAAAACAACCCCCCTAAAATAGCTAAGGTCAACAATTTTTTCATTCTTCATCCTTTTCCTTTTTGTGGACGACAAGCTTTGTGTCATCCCCATATGCTTCTAATAGAGCCATTATTGACTCTAACTTGTCTCTTGTGTTTATCTTCAATTGTCTTATGTCCCATCTAAAATGTCCTGAGTCAATAAGTTTTAATCCATTCCTTTCTCGGTGTGAATTTTTTTTAGCCAGCTTGTCTACTTTGCTAAAAACTTCATCTATTAACTCTACACTAATTTCCATCATATTGTAAGCTACTTCATGACTTTTATTTTTAAAAGATTTCATCTATAACTCCATAGTCTAAACATTCATCTGGAGTCAAGTAAAAGTTTTTCTTATAAGTTTTATCGTACCAAAACTCAGCATCCTTGTTACTCAACTCTGCCATCCAAGAACACCATTGGCGTTCCTGTTTCTCAACCTGATCTACTTCTTCCTTGGTCTCGGCATGAGACCCTCCAATGTAATAACTCATTTGGTGCGCCATAAACACACAGTATTTAGACATTCTACGTTTACGACCTGCTGCCAGTAGTAGTGTAGCAGCACTCATAACGTGACCGTAAGCTTCTGTAACTATTCTACAGCTAGAAGCATTAAGTCTACCGATCATAGCTAGGGCATCATAGACTGAACCCCCTGGAGAGTTTATTCTAATAGTTATAGTTTTCTTACTAGCTCTCTCTAATTCACTAAGGGCAGCATCTATAAATGCAAAACTATGATCATCTATTTCTTCATTAATCTGAATAACTCGATCAACAAAATTAACCCCCTGGTCAAAGAGGTAGTCGAGTCTTAACTTTTCCTTATCTACATCTTTAGTCCTGCTCATTGGAAACCTCTTTAGAATCAAACATTAAATATGGATGGTAAACAAAATTGTACTTAGAAGCTAGTTTATCAGCCATACGAGTATGGTGAGTATAAACCCCTGCTTTGTCCTTGTCATGACCCAATGCGTCTAAAAGAGTTTTCCCTACCCCCATATTTCTGAAGGTATGCTTAACATAAATAAAGTGGAGCAGAGAGATTCCATCAACCTCCCCCCCTACTACGTAGCCATAGACTTGAGAAGGGTCTTCCTCGTTACAAGCTACTACTACGTTAGAGTCTCCTATAAGCTTTTCTATAAGTTTGTGTTGATCTGAAAAATAAATAGTGTTTGTAATCTTTTCGGCAAAGTGTGAGAAACGGTACGACTTTAGCCATGAATTAAAAATGAAGGCTAAATCGTCCTCTATTAAAGGTCTTAATCTAACAGGGCTATTCTGGCTCATTGGATTTCTCCAATACCATAGCTTCTACTTCGTGGAGGTCTCCATGGCTCAGTACTAAGGCTTTTAACTTAAATTCTAAATCTTCGATTTTCTCTTCTGCTTGTTTCTTCTGCATAACTGCGTGACCAATCTGTGCATATAACAGGTCAGCCTTTCTTTGATAAACTTCATTTGCTTTCATTATCACTCCTTTCGTTCATATCCTTTGTTTGTTTATTATTATTTTCTAAAACTCGTTTGGCTAGGTGCATCAATTCCGAATCTGACAGGGCAGACAAATCCTGGGTCTCAGCTATTTCCCTTTCTTCCCTCTGAATCTTAACTAGGGACTCCAAGTACCCCTGAACTATTCGAGCTTCCTTGGGGTCTAATGTAACCCCCCTAACCGCCTTTGATCTGTAGTGTGCAAGCTCAGCTCCAATGATTGCCTTGGCATCATGCAGCAAAAGTTCCGTGGCAGGAATAATCGAACTGGTCTCTAAGGTTACGGTTTTCTTTTTTGGTGGTAATATAATTCGTTTAGTTTTCTTATCGTCCATAGTTTTTCCATGAAAGAGGGGTTTTATTATATTCTATTCT